AGATGATGCGGCGGCAAGAAGGTTACTAATACCTGTTGCCGTATTGGGATAGCTAGCGTTTGTTCTTAGGGATAGAAGGTCATCATCAACCTCATAGACGTATGTATCCGCGGCTATTTTATTAGAGGCTATAGTAACCGTTGAGTTATCGCTTGGGAAAATACCCTCCCCTTGATATCCTGTAAATGTCTCGTACTGAGAAACGATAGGATTTATTACTGATGTACTAAATTGAACTTCAGTAGACTGTGTAGGAGAAGTATAACCTCCTTGAACAAATCCAAATTCATTATGTATTAAAGCATTAGCATCATTAGCGCTAGTTATACATACCTGAATAATATTTATTAATTCCCCTTGAGGACACTCTACTGTAATCTGAATAGTACCTGTACCTCCGAGAGTTACAACAGCAGTTGTAGGTTTAGTATTAGGTTTAGGAATAGTCGTTGTCCCGGGGACAGTAATAGGGTAAGTACTGCTGTTATATACGACAGAAGCGGTAGGCGCACCATTTAGTACAGTTGTTACTACCTCAAACCCTTCGGATATATCACCTACATTAACTGTATATACTATAGGCGCTCCTGAAACTATATATGTTTGAGTTGTGCCACACGGTATTACCACCTCTTCGGCGGGTAAAGCCCTAACGTTAGATGAAAGCACATACTCATTAGCATATTCATCATATCCACCAAGCTTTTGATAGTCAAAAGAAACTTGGAAAAGGTCTCTAAACCATGTAGACATGTTTTGGTCAGAGATAACCATTAGAGCTTCGTTCTGCCCTGCAGTTCCTCGCAATTGAAGAACTGCTCCACGCTTGGCATCAGTAAAATATTTATCTGCACCATGGCTTGTAAAGCTCTCAGGGTTTTTTGAGATTCCATATTCTTCTATTCGAGCTATCTGAGTGCCTAGAACTTCAGGCACAGAAGTTACTGCTCCCCCTCCAACAGCATCGGAAAGTAAGTTCTTACCCGCTAATACATAAGAAATTTTATCTTCCTGCAAAACAAGTACATCTGTTTCACGAGCAAAGAGTTTTTGAATTGGCCCGAAAGACTGCTCTAAAGGTTTGAAGTTTAGAAGTCCTAGGTTAAACTCGTTTAGCTTATTAACATTGCTTTCTTGATTATATACCCCACTATACGTTATGTCAGCATATCGTCTTATTTCTTTGTAGTCTTGACCTGCTGTCGTTGTTGCACGATTTCCTAATAAAAAAGACTTACCCTCTACTGAGTCTCTGACTTTATAGCTTTCTATTCCATTTCCGTAAGAATAGCAATTAAAGAATTCTGTATTTATTTTAGCGGGAAGAGAAGCCGTTTGGTCTTGTACATTACCATTATGATATCCTGTAGCTGTGTCTATTGTGTATGAAGCTGACGATTCATAGAAGAGGTCAGGAGAAGAGTCTTGAGGAATGGTTTCAAATACTAAAAGCTCATTCGCTCTAACAACTTCTAATTTAGCTGTGAGAAAGGATTTTTTCTTTTTACTAGAACCGCAACAACGAGTTCCGCAAACTGCTAAAAACGTCCTATCTCCTGCTGCACTATAGTTTAATATAGAAAATCTAAACTCTCCAATAGCTGCGCTAGGAACGCCTAAGTCAAGTAAGTCTTGCTCACGTTGGTCATTAAACTCAAGGTCTTCAGGGCATGGAGTTGTAGTAATAGCATTAAAGACTCCGCCAAAAGAAGCTGTTCCTATAGGGTCTCCTCCTGTATAGAAGTCCTCACTAATTAAAGTTTGTGAGATACCATCTCCAATAAACCACGCAGCTAAATCCTCGTACTGCTCTGTTGAGGTATACTCCCTGTCTATGTTGTATTCTCTTTGCTCACAGTTATCATTCTTCCCTTCTCTACGGAAATCTATTTTAAGCTTTATTATAGAGCCTGCAGGAATATCAAAGTCTTCTCCTGTACATCCTGCATCTATCGCTACAGGAAGATTAAACGGAATAAAAAGAAATGGTCTTCTATCTTCTCCTATATTCCAAAAATCCCCTGCTTTTGCATTTAATTCAGGAACTTTAATAATTGAATTTTCGCCTTGCTCCAAAGAAAGACCTGTACTCTCAATAACCATATATGTCCCTGCTACCGCGTTAACATTAGGAACCTCATCAGCTGCAAAAGCTTTTTTCTCAAGCACTGTGATATAATCACAGTCATGAGTTGGGCCGTCTGTATCGCGTTTGACAATTAACCTATCCCCCTCTTCAACCTTCCTTGCATTCTCTCCTTGTAAAAGGATATACACAAGATTCCGAGAGTCATCTCTAAAGAATATGTTTGAGTATATAGTATTATATCCGTCTCTATCAGGTTTAATTCCGAACTTATACCTAGTTGCCCAAGATGGGGCAAGTTGCGTAGGAGGGATTTCTATTCTTATCTTATTCTCTAGGTCACTATTCTTACAAGGAACTTGGATAGCGTTATTAGGGCTTACAAGGGCCGTAGTCGACCTTCCGTAGTCATCCATATACATTATACCCACTTCATACCCTCGATTGCTGTGAAGGCTTTTAATACTTTCAGAAGTGTTTGTATACACACACTCTATCCCTAATATCTCGTAAATGATAAAATAATTATCAGTTGGCAAAGTAGGTGATGTGGGAAGAGGAGCCCTTGCATACCATAGTCCCGGGAAAAGAAAGGCTACCTTATTAGTCCCGTTTATATGAGTAGCCTCAATTGCTTGTGGTACTACAGCTGTAGTGCTTGAGCTTTTCCCTGTAGAATAAAGAAGGAATTGCCCAAGAAACTGCGGAACTCCACAGTTATAATTGTCAGTAAATGTACCCCCCGAACACGAGGTCGGGTCAGACGCACTTGAGACGGGTCTAATAGTAATTGATGTTCCTACTGCATTTTGAAATGCAGAGCTATTTACCCAATCTTCTACCGAGTCGTAATCAGCGGCAAGGGTAAAGGTAGCATCGACAACTATATATGGCGGTAATTGAGCAGGCGGAGACCCTGCCCCGATATATTGCACGGAATTAAGATTAGCAGCATCTACCTGTAATCGAAAAGTAAACTCAAAGGTAGAACCCGCTTTTAGAGCACTCGTGCCATTAGCGTTGATAGCTAATGGAGTAAGGTCAAACTCTGCTCTAGCATCTATTGTACAAGACACACCCCCTGATATTGCTTCAGGAAGGGAATAGGTAGCAGATACTATACTTTCATACCCACTTGTTAGAACTGTTGATGTTGGAGTAGTAGCTATTAAAGAAGCAACATATTCTAATCTCGTAGGGTTACCACTTAAGTCTATTAAGTCATATCCCTCCTCATAGTTTCCATACATCAACCTATTGCCCATAATAGTTTGGGCCTGAGCTAGCTTAGGAACGTTATCGTAGAGCCTTAATATCTCTGACTCAGGAAGTATAGTAAAAATCTTACTGTCGCTAAAGTTATATACTAAGTCGTTATTATCCCCATATCCCAACTCCTCCTTATCAAGCTTCTCAATAACTTTTATAGTACTATCGTCGGCTTCTTTAAAAAGCAAATCTATACCAAGGACTAAAGCTCCTCCTGTATTGAATGTTATCGCTGCAGTATTGTACTCATTTACCATTCCCTCATTGAGGAAACTTTCAGTAGTAAAGTTAAAGTTCTGAGGAGAAAAAGCCGGAGCACTAAATTGAGATGTAGCAGAGTATTCATTGTCTGCATACCTCCACCTATAAGCAAAGCATATTAACCTCTCCTCCAAAAAAGTTGAGGTTATATTTTCGTTATACGATAAATCGATAGAAGGAGATTGACTCGGGGGTTTTTTTATAACAAGTAGCTCTTCGCTTGTGATAGTATCAACATCTCCTACGGTAGGTTCTCCATAAGATTTTGTAATATTAATCCTTCTTGGCGGGTTAATGTTATCAGTAAAAAATAGTAAATCCTCTACTTTATTAACTCCTGTAATAAGATACGTAGGGTTAAAGTTTAATGTGGTATTTACTCCATCTCCATCATCCATACTTATCACATGGTAAGTAGTTGTAGAGGTTTGAGTGTTAAAAGACAGGATAAGGTCTAGCTTCCTTGTGTTTGAAGAAGCGCTAAAAGTAGGGTCGTGAAGAAACCAATATATAGTTTCATTAGTTCCATCCTCAAATGCCCCAATACATATAGCCAAGCGGCTTAAACCTATACCTTGAACCTTAATATTTGTAAGCTTAGTATTTCCAAGAGTGGTTTCTATCACTCCCATATCATCCTCTTCGGTTGAGCCAATACGAATATTTATCGCGTCAATATATTCCCCATTAGGAACAAGGCGCTCATCAAGCTCCTTATTCATGCGCCCTTTAGTAAAATTCCTTGTATCCTTAGTCATACTTATTTAATCCACTTATCCTTTCCGCGCATACTCATTAGCAATCTGCCGGGATGAATATTGCTGATTCTAATCTTTGCATTTCTAAGCAAAGCACTTTTGCGCTTCTGTGTTCTGCGAACAATATACTCCTGTACATTCAACTTACTTTGTAAGATAGCGTATTCAATATATGCATACACATAATCCTCAAACATTTTATTTACATGAACCTTAGAGTCATCTCCATTCTCCATACCATCTGAAACATATTCTAGGACAACGCTTCCGCTACCGATATTAGAGCTGAAGTTTATAACCCCCATAGTTTTATCTATAGCAAAAGTTGGGTTAGCATTAGCTGTCTCTGTATTCAAAGCAAACCATCCTCCTGCTACATCAGCAGTAAAGTACCATGCCCCATTGTAGCAATATCCCTCATACCCGTCAAAAGAATGACCTGAATTTAGGTAGATGCTTTTCTTCTGACCCGTTATTCTATCAATATCTATATCTGAAAACTCAGGTGAAAGAGCATTCCCATCTGCATCAAATAGAATTTTTGCTTGGTGGTCTTGTAGATATGCTTTTGCATAATTAACCTGAATATTTTCGGTTAAAGGATAAAGAAGTCCATTCTTATATACCGATACCCTAACCCAATTTACAAAATCAGAAGGAAGTACAAAACGATATTGGTCTGTAATATCTAGCTGAAGAACTTTAATTTCTTTAAAAGCATCATAGTTAAGTTCCTGTACAGCACGCTTCGCATGGAACAGAACTTTAAATCTCTCCTCGTTATTTACAAGGCTATGGTTTCCTGAATACATCAACATAAAGTTGTTGACTATATCATACAGGGATACGTACTGATAGGAACCCCAATTAGCTTCTTCAGGAGCTGCCCCCCCGTTCTCGTAATATTGGTATTGACTGATATATGCCATTATCCTTCTTGTTGATTTTCTTTAGTCTCCTCTCCGTTAGCAAACTGATATACATCAGCCTCTCGGATACTTACCCCTGCATACTGAAGAATCTTCATAACAAGATTGTTCTCATCGTCGAGAGGAACTTCAAAGTCTTGATAGTCAGGTTGAGACTGATTGAATATAGGCTCTCCACCTGTAACTACCGAGTATGTCCAATTAGGGTCTCTAGGATATCTAAAGTATTGTGCTATTACCCGACCTGCGGAAGTAATAATATTTGGATATACCTGTAATAGCGACTCTTCAGATGAATAAGATGGATATGTAGTTGAAGGTGCAGTATATATTGAGTTGTTAAGCATAGTAATTTTACTGTGAGTAACTTTTTCTACCTCATTCTGTTGTGTTCCCGCTTTAATAATTGTATAGCTAAATGCTGCAGCCGTTAAAACAGACCCTGTAGTAGTAATCTGAATATCACTATCTACCGAAACCACTGTTAAGTATTGTACTCCCATAGTCGCCGTCTCTACAGCTACTATATCACCCGCTACTATACCTAAAGTAGTAAATCGCTGTGCACTATCAAGAAGGCGTGTTGCTAAAGCCACGAATGATGTCGTTGTCCCAACCGTAATAATCTCTTTATATGCTAAGACTTTATTTACAAAGTAATAGTCACTTCCTGTCGTGGTGTCAGAGGGCATAAAGTATGACCCCGCTACATCGGTGTTTAGATTCAGCCCTCTAGTAACCGAAAATAAATCCATAGATTCCTCAATACCCTTAGCTAGGTCGGCAATACCTGACCCCGATTGGCGAGCATTCTCTTTATTTATCTGATAGTTGTACTGATAAAAATAACTCTCGAATATATCTAACTGTGCCTGCTTTGCAAATAGATTGAAATCAGAGGGAGATAGATACCCGTAGTTATTCTTATTCAGCACAGACAGAACAGTATTTCTAACTGTGTTAATCATTGCCTTGTTTTAGGCAAAGATACGGAAAAAAAAGAGGGGACGCTTTTACCGCCTAACCCCAAACACTATTAGTTGCCGTGATAGATGAGATGGGTAAGGGTAGACCTGCCTCCACTACTACTGCTGTTCCTTTTAAAGCCGATATCCATGCGTTTATAATTGCTTGGACTTGCGTACTGTCTGTAGCACCTCCGCCTGATGAACGCTCATCGAGGGTGTAGGTTAAAACATGCGGATTAGAATTACTATCATGTGAGATTATATTGGTATATATGATTATAGTAGTAGCGTCAGTTCTACGTACATCTTGGATACTATTTACAGGGATATAATATAAGCCCTGATTGTTGTCTCTTAATAGAAGAAGGGGATTCATGCCCACAAAGATAAACAAAAAAAAAGAGGGGCATAAAGCCCCTCTCTTTCTTTTTCATCTTAATACTTATGATTCTATAACAGACTCTAGCATCTTTAAAGCTTCGATGCCATCATCGCTCTTTAAATACGAAGCAGTAGCCTGTGTAGCTTCTAGCCCAAATGGAACGGTAAGCATTTTCTTTTTATTATTAGCAGTACTAAACCACACCTCTGTACCTTGACGGCGAGTAGATAATAGCCCTTCATCGAAGAATCGTTGTACATTAGAATTATACTTCAACTCAGGGTCTTGGAGCATATTTAAAAATCCTGATGGGTCGTTCTTAGCGGCAACCAATACATCACGCTTCATCTCAGCGGTTGTGAGGGTGTCCGTATTGCGACCATACATAACACGACAAATATTCTCAAGCTGCTCTAAGGATAGCTGTCGAGCCTCTATAAGCGCATCGACCTCTACATTTAAACTTTCCATCTCTTTAGATGCATCTTTTTCTTTATTGACCTGCACGAAGTGCTTTCCATAAAGGGGGTGCAACTCTAAGAATTTTTGGAGAACTTGATTCGTTCTAGGCGCGAATAAGAAGCCATCATCGAAAATTATAGGCTCAACTATAGCGTTGCCATCCTGTTCGTCTTCAAAAGGAGATTTCTGATTTCGGGCATATCTCAATGCTCGATTCTCTCCGCGCTCTTCATCAAACCACAGTAGTGGTGAGCGACGGCTATTGCGTGTAGGCAGCATAAAGGAAAGGGGTGCTGCTCCCCTTGTAAGTTTGTATGTCTTATCGACATACTTGTCTTTTTTTTGATTCATGATTAGATATAATTTTATAAAAGAAATAAGGTAGGAGACGTGTCCTTGAGGACACGCCTCCCCTCCTTACCTATATTTTGTTACGCATTAAAGATAACAAAGTTGTTAGCTCCTAGAGTACATACTGCACGCTCAGAGAGGAAGTTCACCTGCATCTTATCGATGTCAGATGTTTGAGCCCCTCCTGCAGAACCTGTAATCCAAGACTTGTAACGACGGTCTTCAGTCTCAGACGCACGGTAACGTACATGTAAGAACGGACGCTTCGCGTTCTTTCCAAGGACTTGGTCGTATACAGTAGTTGAACCTGCAGGAACAAGAAGACCATTTACTGCACCGCTACCTACCACTGCAGATAAGTCGCCACGCATAGTTGGGTCATTCAAGTATTTCCAATCAGTCTTGTAAAAGTCATATCCTCTACGGAAACCTGAGAAGCCAAGATTCAACGCCATCTCCTTATCATTATCGAATAATCCGAATGACGCACCTACTCCGGGGCCTGTCGACGCATATCCACCGCCAATAGCGCCAAGCATGTCGTCGATATCGAATCCGAAGTCACGGTTTACAAAGAGAACATTCTCTTCGATAGAACCTTGCTTATCGAGACGAGAGATAACTGTATCGAAATCTGCAAGGGTAGTAGGATTTCCTCCTGCCCATACATTTCCTCGACTGTTTACTACGTAGAAGATACCGTCTGAACCGTTAAGGTTACCGACTGAAGCTCCTACTGCTGTGCCTTGTAATAGGTCACCTGCACCGGAAGCTGCTTCCGCAGGAACAGCCTCAATCATAGCAGTCTCCAAGTAATCGTCGAAACGAAGACGTGTCTCATGCTCTGACTTAAGATACCATAGGTATCCTGCCGCACCGTTTTCAGTAGTTACTTCTACCCATCCAATCTGAGCCATATCAGAACCATTTACTTCGTAAGTGTCCTTTAGGATAATTGGCTTATTATCGAAAATCCAATCGTCAGCCTCTAAAGAGCCCGCCATTCCGGAAGTCCCTTTGTTGAACTCAGAACCGTAGATAAAGATAGTAACGTCCGAGTTAACTGCGCCTGTAGTAGCGCCCGCTGAACCTCCTGCTTCGTAGTAGTTAGCTTGGAAAGTCCCCGCTGCAGTATCTACTGCACTAACGATAGCTTTGTTAGAACCTGACCCATCATTCCAAACAACCATAATAGTTTGGTTGTTACGAAGAGCGATTCCACCGCCTGCGGCTGCTGTTGTTCCTGCAGGGGTGATGTCGTCATTCACTGTGAATACCTGAGTATCCTGTCCTGCTACCGCTACAACTGCACCTACTTGTACATATTTAGTATGAAGCCTTCCTTGCTCTGTCCACTTGATAAGGTCAGAGTTAGAGGGCATCTCTGCTCCCACCATACGGAGGAAAGAAGAGATAGTGCGATTTCCATAACGCTCGAATTCTTTCTCATAAGTATCAGGAAGATACTGATTCAAGAAATCAAAGTTATTGATATAGTTTGAAGATAAGGGTATTTGCTGCGCACTTGGTTGCAAATCCATACCTGCTGCTGTTAAAGCCATTTTTTTTAGTCTTAAAAGTTATTAATTACGACTCCGAATTTTTAATCCTCGACCTGAGTCAGGTGTCAAAGACTTTACTTGCATTCCTCCCTTGCTTGTGACCTCCGGCGCTTTACGCATAGACATATCTGTGTTTTTCATCTTGCGCATCGTGTCGTCAGCCTGCGTAGATTTACCTTGCTCATAGAAGAACTTGGCAAATTTCTCAGGATTCATAGCGATAGCCATCGACCTGTGGTATCCTACAGCATCATTAATTAATCCGTCATTATCAATAAACTTCTTTACGAAGTTGCTTGCATCCTGTTGGATTTTTTTCAATTCAACTGCATCACCCGGTGAAAAAGTAACCTTCTTATCTTCGTCAAGCGTGAACTCAAAACCTTTGAACTCACTTCCGAAAACTTCGTTAGTTTGTTTTTGAAACCATTCCTGCTTTCTTTTTAAACCTTCTTCGTAGTCCGATGTCTGTTTAACATATTGCCTATATGCTTCGAGGTTCTCAGAATCTTCCTTAGAAATAGAACTCCCACTTGACTCAAGGGGCATCCTGTATTTTTCTTTCTCAGACTCAAAGTAGTCCTTAGCTTTAGCAATAGCTTTTTTCTTTGAGAGCTTAGTTTTCTTGATAGTAGACTCGTCATCGAGGTCTTCATCATACGCATATGCTTCCATAAGCGTATCAATGTCCTCGGCATCAAGTCCCCTTTCCGTAGCAACTAAGTACTCTCTAAGTATTTTGTCGGGCTTCATCTCACTAAAGTCTTTGTTAAGACTTACGTAATCATTGATGCCACGACCTGTTTCTTTTTTATAGTTAAGATATGCAGCTACATCTTCAGGCAAATCTTCGGATTGCTCACGCTCCTCAAAGAGTTGGTCTACAGAGTCTATCTGCTTATCATACCTATTTTTAATATATGAAAGAACGTCTTCGTCAGAAAGTTCTGACTTAACTTCCGATTCAATAGTTTCTTCTTTAACTACCTCCTCTTCTTTGGGAGCAGAAGCTACCTCTAACTTAGAGGTGTCTATTCCTATATTCCCTTCAAGTTGCTCTTCATGTTTTTGAAGAAGCTCTTGTTCAATTTCTTGTTTCGATTTTTCCTCCGACCCGGAGACTTCGCGTACTTTAATTTCCATAGATTTAATTTTTACAAAAGTAATACATTTTATTTTATACTATCTTGGTGAGAACTCAGCTAGGTCAAACCCGTCTAAGCTATCTTCATTTGATTCGAAATTTTGTGGTGGTAAATTATTCTTACGTTGATTAATAAGTTTACTCTGTTCAGAATTCTGTTGACTTATGCGGTCAGACTTAGCCCCTTCACGTTCAATTTCTCTTTGCTGAAGAGAGCTTTCAGAAATATTACGTAGCTGTTGGTTATAATCAAACTCCTGCTGCATAAGCATTTGTTTTAATTTAGCTTCGTTATTCATCTTCTCAATTTCAAAGGCTACCTCCGCTTGTTTAACTTGCATCTTAGATTGTGTTTCCGCTTTAAGCTTCTCCATAGCTACACCTGCCGCCATCTGCTGTGACTTAAGCTGTCTCTCTGTTTCCATAGCTTGCTTTTGCAACATCATCTGCTCTTGCTTTTCTTCTTTCTGTGTTCGCTTAAGCTTGAGCAACTGATTGGCAAGCTTAAGGTTCTTAAGCTCACGTATATCAATAGCATCTTCAAGGTTTATATCTCCTTTAGAAAGGGCCATTTGAATGTTTTGTTCAAGCTGCGCTTTCTGCTCTTCATCAGGAGCTACTTCAATAAAGATTCCAAAGTCATAGATATATAAATCGGAAATCTCTCTTAGGATACTTACGTTATACTTTCCAATCTGATTAATAAACTCATCAGTAAAGTCTGAATACTCTAAGATATCTGATATGCGATACGATAGTCCCTCTGCTAGAGTTCGGTACATATACAAACTTGCGTTTAGGATATGTCGCGTAGCAGTATTTGAATTTAATGCAGCTAACTTCTGAACTCCAACCAAAGCGTTAGGGTCAGGTGTAGAACCGTCTCTCGCTTCATTTAAGCCCGTTACAGACCTTATCATGTCTAAGTAATGATTATAGTTAGCTATAAGCATTTGTGTCTTAGAAGCACCTGAACTAGACGTAAGCTCTTGGATAGGAATACGAGCGTTATTAAACTCACCATCTTGCGTATAACTTCGGCCAATTACAGAACCTGTTTGGAAGTATAACCTTAAAGCGTCTTCAGGGTTATAAGCATTTCCCGTTCCAAGGTCTACATCGTTTAACCCGTCAGCATCTATATATACACCATCAGGTACAGTTCGTGCAATAACTTGTTGTAGCTTTAAGTGCGTCATCTGAATTAAATCAGCAAATGGAATCATCCTGCGCACTAAAGATTCAATAACTCCTTTATACATCCTAGGAGCTACAGCTACATAGTTAGGTATAGCGTGCTGACTAGCTGACTTAGGGCGAACCATATTCTTAGCCATCTCCCACTTAAGGACGTAGTTAGTTCCCATAACCATTACGCCATCATACCATACATCAATCTTCTTTTCTACCTTCTCATAATCTCCCTCCTCCATCATATCTGTTGGGGGATTAAACTCATCCGTTTTAGGAATCATTTTCATATTCCCATTGTCATTAACCTTCTTCTTATAAACTATAGAGTTGTTAGACTTATAGTTAAAATAAAGAAGTGTAACCGTATCACGATAGAAAATAGAGTTATCATAAAATTGAGCTACATTAAAGTAGTCATACCAACTTTGCCCACGTTTAGAAATTTCATCAAGGTCTTCTCTAGTTAGTGAAGGGTCAATTTTAAGAAGCTCATTTATATTTACCGTCTTTACTTCCCCCCAATAGAAACAATCTTTAAAGTGAGGGTCTTCGGTATAGCTATATATAACATTTGCAGGGTCAACATATGACACCTGTACTCCACTACCTTTTAAAAACTCATGCTTTGCTACTGATACTCCACAAACCGTAAGGTCATAGTCGAATCTTTTTCGTAAATCAATATAGTGGTTATCTTCAAAAAGAGTGTTGATAGCTTCTTCTTCAGCAATCTCTATAGCAGGCTTATAATTAATCTGCATATATAAAGAGAGCTCCTCATCAGTTTGAGGTAGGTCTTCAGGGCTATTGATAAATGGATTTGCGCCTGTAGCCTTTTGAATCTTATCCAATAAAGGTTTAGCAACCATCTGCCCCTCTATCAAGTCCTGATACTTACTTCTCTTAGATTGAGAGAGAGCGTCTTGAGCATATGCTTTAACAGCAAATAACCTGTCTGACATTCCATTGACAACAATGTCAACGAACTTTGCTAAAATAGGAACAGGTGTCCAATCTAAATTTAGATAAGACAAGTCACCATCAATGGCGAGTTCTTGTTTGTATTTAGCAATAGACTGTTCTCCCCGCGCATATAAACGCAATCTATGGAAGTTCCTCCATTGGTCATAAAATCTACACTGAGCTCCGTCTTTTCTAAACCACTCATACTGAATGGCTTGACCAACTTGAAGACCAAACTCTACAGAGTTTTTTTCACTGTCGGACACGAATTGACTCGGAAACCCTGTAGATGAAATATCTATTTTAACATCTTTCATCGAATCAGTTCACTTAAAGTCCCCTTATTATTATATCTAGCAAAGGTAAGGCTTAATTTATTAGTTTTTTTCTCAGGTTGATAGAGGTGCTTTTGGCATGCCATAATTGCTAATCCCGAACTAATAGTAGCATCAAACTTTGTTCTATTATTAATATCAAATTTAGCCCAATCCTCTAAGGTTCTATTGAAAACCATCATACCCATGTCATCTTCATCTCTAAAAGTTCCCTCTAAATCCATTCCAACATACTTCTCTATATAAGACTCAACAGCAGAAGCATGCGACTGCTTAACGGCTTCAGAAGAGTTAGGTATTCCACCTAGTTCTCTTTCTGTTTTTGAAAGTTTATTGTATGCTTTATCAGGTCTATTAGTACAAAACCCTCGATATCCTCTATTCTTAAAATGATATAGAAGTCTTGGTTTATTATTCTCTATTAGAATTGGCATCCCATAAAAGACACATGCCATTAATACTTCCTCATAAAATATCTCAGCCGTTTGTGGGCGAGCTACATACTCTAGGAAGAACTCATTACTAGGAGCATCATCCATATTAAACTTAGTTAACCCATGCAAAGCCCCATT